CAGCCTACATTCTTGCCGAGGCAGCCCAGACCAGTCCCTACGCTCACCCGAGCGTCCCTGGCATCATCTGTACCGTCGTCCAAGTCGCTTCCGCATAGATATGGCAACCAAACGCGAATCAATCCTGGCCGCCATCCGTTCGGCATTGACTGGAACCACTGGCGTAGATACGCGGATCTATCGCAGCAGGGTCGAGCCAATGACGCGGGGGGAATCGCCTGCACTGATCGTAGAGCCGATCACCGATACAGCTCGGATTGAAACCAGTCTGCCCACTTTGACGTGGCGCATGACCGTGCGTGTGACCGTGATCGTGCGTGGCGACATCCCCGACCAAGTTGCAGATCCGATCATCGAAAGCCTTCACTCCAAGCTTTCAAGTGATCTGACATTGGGAGGTTATGCTATGGACATTCAACCGGTCAGTGTTACCTTTAACCTTGTGGAGGCCGATCAACCCGCTGGCGTCATCATGTGTGACTACCTAGTGATTTACCGAACGTCCTCCACCAATTTGGCGTCCTGACTTATGGCTAACATGGTGGATGAATACTGGGGCCAGGGTGGAACCTATCTACTCGACCCCAAAACCGGCAAGCGAAAGCTCATTGAGCGGACAGAGCCGGCCCAACCCTCCGACAACACCCCTGAGGAATTGAGCAATGGCACTTCTGAGCCGCAAGCGTCTGATCCTGGTCAAGACTGAAGCCAGCTATGGCACCGATGCCAGCCCTGCCGGCACGGACGCCCTGTTGGTGCGCAACCTTGATATCATCCCTCTTTCGGGTGATGTTGTCAGCCGTGATCTGATCCGTCCTTATCTGGGCAATTACGATCAATTGATCGGTCTGACCAGCGTTGGCATCACCTTCGAGGTTGAACTAGCCGGTTCAGGCACCGCTGGTACTGCCCCTAAGTTTGATGCCATTCTGAAGGCATGCGGCTTGTCTGCCACGATCGTTTCAAGCACCAGCGTGACCTACGCGCCAGTGTCGGCCAGCTTCAGCTCCGCCACGATCTATTTCAACGTGGATGGCGTGCTGCACAAGCTGACCGGTTGCCGTGGCTCACTGACCATGAGCTGTGCCGTTGGTGCCATCCCAACGTTGGCATTCAACCTCACTGGCGTCTACAACGCTCCGACCGACACAGCGCAACCTGCTGTGACCTATTCGGCGCAGGCCACACCGTTGATCTTCCGCGAAGGTAACACCAGCAGCTTCTCCTTCTTCTCCTACAGCGGTGTCTTGCAATCGGTTGATTTTAACCTTGCCAATGACTTGGTTTACCGCGAGCTGGTTGGTGGCACCAAGGAAACCTTGATCACCGATCGCAAGCCTGCTGGTACGGTGATGATCGAAGCACCGACCATTGCGACCAAGGACTTTTTCACCACAGCCCTTGGATCGTCAACTGGTAACCTGACCTTCCTGCATGGCACTACTGCCGGCAACCGGGTCACCTTCACCGCATCACAAGTTGATGTATTGAATCCTACCTATCAGGATCAAGATTCAATTATGATGTTGTCCGTCCCGTATGTGGCCCTTCCAACCACTGCAGGCAACAACGAGTTCTCTTTGGCCTTCACCTGATACCACCCCTCATGGCATTCATTCGCAAAAAAGTTGCAAGCTACGGCTGGCCTGTAACCGTCGAGGTTCCCTCTGACGGCGGCAAATTTGAAAAGCAACTTTTCAATGTGACCTTCAAGCGGCTTGGTCGATCTGAGTTCACCAAATTGGCGGACAAAGGTGACGTCGAGCTGCTTGAAGCGGTGCTCGAGGGATGGGATGAGATCGTCGATGAAGATGGCACTGCAGTTCCATTCACGGCTGCAAACCGCCTCAGCTTCCTTGACGATCCCTATTTCTGCCGTGGTGTGATCAAGGCTTACCTTGAATCGCTGGACGGAGCACAGGTAAAAAACTGAAGGAGGCCGCACTGCATTGGGCTGGTGGCGGTGAACGCGACGAATCCGGTGATGATGCGGCTGTCCTTGGACTTGATCCGGCTGTTCTAAAAACAGAGCGGTCGGACAATTTTGAGGTATGGGACGACAACTGGGACATTGTCATGATGTTCATGCGCCTCCAGACCCAATGGAACGTCACCATGGGTGGCTATGTCGGCTTGCGTTATGAGCCGCTCCAATGGCTGTGCGGTCTATACTCGGTTAAGGACGTGCCAACCATGTTCGAGGGCATCCAGATCATGGAAGCCTCAGCCCTAAGCCAGTTGAACGCGAAGTAATGGCAAACGAAGCGACAATCCTCCGCATCAGAGCACAGGTCGAAAACCTGGAAGGATTGAATCGCGCTCGTTCGGCCGTCAGAAATTTTGCAACTGAATCCAAGGCAGCCAGCAACGACCTCGACAAGCTAAGGTCGCTGTTCAAAGAGCTTGGTTCTGAATCAGTTCGTTCGGTCAACAATCTTAAGAATTACCGCGCTGGTCTTGATGCACTGCGGCAGTCGGCGGAAATTGGTAGCACGACATTTAATGAACTGACATCTGAGATCAAACAGCTTGACATTGAACTTGGGACGCTGCAAGGCAAGCAAGCTCAAGTTGCATCAGGCTTCAACAAGATTGCATCATCAGCCAACGCAGCAGCAGTGGCCACAAGGCGTCAGTTTGACTTGTCTGGTGCTGGCACCAACTTTGGCAGAACAACTGTTGCAGGGCAAGCTCAAACCATTAGGGACACCACGCAATATGCGCAACCTATTGGACCAAGAGCTGTTGATTACGCTGCAATCAACACAGGACTGACACAGGCTGTTCAGGCAGAACAACAGTTGACGGAATTGTCACGGCGTGCACGACAAGAGCGGTTGTTGACTGCTGAAAAATACAACAACTTAGAAATTGCTGCTGCCGATAAAAAAGCGCGTGAAGAACTGCGCATCCAGCAGCAAGGATTTGATCGTGCAGTTGCAGATTTTGATAGACGATTAGCAAACAGAGGAAAAAGACGAGCCAATCTTCAACAACTTGGCCAAACGGCTGGAGCCGTTGCAGCGTCAGGTGTGTTTGGCGGCCCTGAAGGTTTGATTGGCGCAGGCATTGGTGCATTTGGTGGCCCCGGTGGCGCACTAGCCGGTGGTGCGATTGGCGCACAAGTTGGAATTACGCGACAAGCAATTGGCGCTACTGCTGAATATGCGGCACAGATTGATAAATTAAACATTGCGCTGAAATCAGTTGCGGGCACATCATCCGAATATGCTAATGCACAATCTGTAATCGCAACAAGCGCAAAGGCTTTAAATATACCAGTGCTTGATTCAACACAATCATTTACAAGATTAGCAGCATCTGTCAGGGGAGCAGGAGGCAGAATTTCAGATGCTCAAATCGTGTTCAATGGAGTAGCGAGCGCAATCAAGGCAACTGGCGGCAGCGCACAGGATATACAAGGCGCTATTTTGGCGATGAGCCAAACATTTTCAAAAGGCAAGGTTAGTGCTGAAGAATTGTCTGGTCAGTTGGGCGAACGACTCCCTGGCGCTGTAACGCTTTTTGCAGAAGCAACTGGCAGAACATTGCCACAGCTTTCAAAAGATTTACAAGAGGGCGCTGTAGGCTTGAATGATTTAATGAAATTTGCCATTGCATTAAACGAAAAATATGCAGCATCAGCTCTAGCAATGGCAGGATCAACAGAAGAAGCGGGGGCAAGAATGCAGGTTGCAACTGATGAAATTAAATATAGTTTTGGTGAATTGTTCAAGCCTCTCGGTGCGCAAATTCAAGATGCAATAACCGGAATTGCGACATTGGCAAATACATGGATAAAAGCTTTACAGGAAATGGCAAAGCAAAACGCAGCATTTATTAGTAGCCCTGCATTTAACATACTTCTATCGACATTAGCCAATGGCATTGTTCCAGGGTTGGGCGCGGCCGGAGGAATGGTAAAAAATCTTGCTAATTATGGGAAAGGTATAAGAAGTCCACAGCAACGACTGACAGCGGCTGGATCGACAACAATGTATTCTGATGAAAGCGGAAATATCTATGATACTGCAACCGGCAAACTAATGTTCCCAGGGCGGTCTGGTTTTACAAATTTTTCCACGCCAAGAGTTGGCGATACAGTTGGTGGCGGCGCATCTAAAACTGCAGAAAACGCAGCCAAGCGCCTTGCTGAAAGGACAAAAGAACAACTTGCTGACGCGAAACAATTATATGAACTTGCAGAAAAAGGCTTTGAGTTGTCTACAGCCATGACTGAACGCGAAAAACTTGACGCGGAATACAATAAAACCAAGGTTGAGATTGCAGGTAAATACGATAAATTGTTAAGAGATTCTCTTTCAAAAAAAGAAACTGAATACCGCATTGGAGCAAGGTCATTTGATCTTGAAAGCGCAAAGCAAAAATACGAAATTAATAAACTTGACATATTAAAAAAAGAAAACAGAGAACTTTATGCTCAATCAGGTTTGCTAGACGTCCTATCCGAAAAACGCCAAGCCGCCCTTGCTGGAGCGTTTGACGGCGGCACTGCGACCGGTACGTTCCGCACGGACATTGACCTGATGCCTGGCCTGACTGGTGGCAAGCTTGGTGGCAAAATGGAAGAACTGAAAAAGATCCTGACGGACCTGCAGGATCCAATCAATCAAATTATTACGGGCGCCGAACAAATTGGGACTGCATTTAGCGAATCGTTTACCGGCTTGATCAATGGATCAATGACTGCACAAGAGTCGCTGGGAAATTTCTTTAGAAACATTGGCAACTACTTCCTTGACATGGCAAGCAAAATGATTGCCAAGTACATCGAAATGCAGATCATTGGATTGGCGCAGAAATTTCTACCCGGTATGTTTGGCGGCATTTTTGGCCCTAGTGGTCCAACTAATTATTCGGGGGCTTTTGCATCACCTCTTGGTTTTGGCAACCAATACAGCTACTCTGCCAACGGCAACGTCTTCGCCCAGAACGGCATCGTGCCATTTGCGAATGGTGGGATTGTCGATCGGCCGATGATGTTCCCGTTTGCGAAGGGCATCGGGTTGATGGGTGAGGCTGGCCCTGAGGCGATCATGCCGCTAAAGCGTGGCGCTGATGGCAAGCTGGGCGTTGCTGGTGGCAGTGGTGGCACAACTGTCAATGTGAGCGTCGATGCCTCTGGCTCGAGCGTACAGGGTGACAAAGGTCAAAGCGCAGCACTGGGGAGAGCAATTGCTGCTAGTGTGCAGGCTGAACTGGTCAAGCAAAAGCGCCCTGGAGGATTGTTGGCCTAATGGCAACCTTTACCTACACACCAAGCTTTGAAGCAACGGAGGCCAGCAGGCCGCGTGTTTCCAAGATTCAGTATGGTGATGGTTATGAAATGCGTGCAACATTTGGATTGAACACTGATCCAAAAGAATGGACGCTTGTATTTTCAGAACGCACTGATACAGAACGCGATAATATCCTTGGATTTTTGGAAGCGCGTAATGCAGTTGAAAGCTTTGATTGGACCCCACCGCGTGGCGATGCAGGCAAGTATGTCTGTGAAGAGTGGCAGGTAACTTTGCGTGCGTTTAATTTTAACAATATCCAAGCCAAATTCCGGGAAGTGTACGAACCCTAATGGCATACACAGCCTGGGCCAGTGCTACTAGCTATGCGGTTGGCGCCATTGTTCGCGCCAGTACGGTGCAGGACTTTGGCCTGGTGTTTAGGTGCACAACGGCTGGCACCTCAGGCGCCACGCAGCCGGCATGGCCAACGCTGATTGATGGCACGGTTGTTGACGGTGGTGTCACATGGACAGCAATTAGCGCGGTCTATGAAGACCTCAGCGTGCTGGCACCTAATGCCATCATCGAGTTGTTCCAGTTGCATCTTGACAGTACCTTGCATGGCAGCAGCACGATTTACTACTTCCACAATGGTGTCAATGCAGCGGTAACTGGCAACATCACATGGAATGGCCAAGCGTATGTAAGACTGCCGATTGAGGCAACTGGCTTTGACTATTCCAGCACCGGCACGTTGCCACGCCCGTCGCTAACCGTTAGCAACATCGGCAGCAGTATTACTGCATTGCTGCTGCAAGTTAACATGATTACCGCAGGCAATGACCTTGGCGGGGCGAAGGTTGTTCGTATCCGTACGCTGAAGAAATACCTGGACGGTGAGGCCGGGGCAGATCCACACGCTAAGTTCCCTGATGAGATCTGGTATGTGGACCGCAAAGCAAATGAAAACCGCGCAGCAGTTGAGTTTGAACTAGCCAGTAAGTTCGACCTTGCTGGTGTGATGTTGCCACGACGTCAGATCATCGCTAATGTATGCCAGTGGGCCTATCGCGGCGGTGAGTGCGGATACAATGGCACTGACTATTACGACATCAACGACAACAAAGTAGCATCAAGCGGCAGTGATGTATGCGGCAAAAGATTAAGCAGTTGCAATGTACGCTTCACACCATTTACGCTTGATGGATCTGTGACGAATGGCAGCACGTCAATGACCGTCGCGTCGTATTTTAACTTTAACGCAGGGCAAGCGGTGTCTGGGTTGGGCATCCCAAGTGGGACCACAATCAGTGCCATCGTCAATGCCACCACGCTGACATTGAGCCAGGCTGCAACGATGACAACATCAAGCACTAAGAC